GGGCGCCGTGCGTGAGCTGCTGGGCACCATGCCACCGGCTGAGGCCGCCCGCGTGCTGGGCAGCAAAGCCCGCATGGCTCAGGTGCTGAACGGCGGCGACTGGCGCGAGCTGCCTGGGTTGCGTCTGGAGGCGGCCGGCACCAAGCCGCTTAAGCGATCAAAAGGCACCGCACCGCCATGAGCTTGTAAGTCTCCAGCCGGTCCTCATCCAGCGTGGTCTCAAAGCACTGCCAACCGGCCAGATACAGCGTTTCACGAATCAGCGCATCCATCTCAAACAGCGCCGCATAGAGTTTTTCCAGCCGCACGCGCCCGGCGCTGTCCGGCGCATCGTCAAACGGCTGTATCGGCGCGCCGTAGTAAATGTGGGCCTCGCAGCGGTGCCGGTAGCCCACCTCGCCAAACGGGCTCAGCTTGGACGGCACCAGCCGGATGATCGGGTAATCGTCCGGCGTGATGTTGTCCTCGATGCCGATACGACAGGTCTGCACGCCGGGCAGCGCCGCGAGCGCATCGCGCATGGCCTCCAGGGCCGGGGTAACGGTCACGGTGCTCATGCGCGCTCAATCGCCATGCTGAAGATCGCCTGGGCCGAGCCGTCCGGCCTTGGGCTCGCGGCCCTCGCCATGCCCAGGGTGGCTTCGAACTCCTGCCGGTAGTGTTTGAGTTTTTGAGCGAACAAGTCGTCGGGCTGTGCCTGGCACTCCAAGCACACGATGATGTAGGCCCGCAGCACCGCGAGCTTGACGGGCCAGTCGCCCGTGAACGTGCCGAACGCGGCCACGTCAGCCTCTGCCCTTTCGGCACGGCTGGGCGTCACCTGCGCTTTCAGGTACGCATCTTCGTAGTTGGTGAATTCAATCGGCATCGTTTGTCCTTGGTTTGGCTACAGCTTGGCAACGCGGGATTCGACCTCGGCGCGGAACATCGCGGGCGCCATCGCCGCCGCCCGGTTGAACCACGGGTCGGCCTTGTTGCCGGGGTGGTTCACCACGCGGGCGAAGTGGAACACGCCGCCCTTGGCCCAGCGCAGCGCCTTTTTGCCCTTGGGCTTGATGACGTGCGGCCGGGTGCCGAAGTGAACGAACAGCGCATGCGGCGCCTCGCGCTGATCGTGGAACACCTTCCAGCCGCCCTCGGACAGCAGCGCCTTTTTTAGGCTACCGACCAGCGCGCCGGTTTTGTTGTGCCGTGCCGACTCCTGCTCCGCGTAGTTTTCCACCTTCACCGCCGTGGCTGCAATGGCCTGGCGCTGCATGATGTCGTTCAGCTTCGCAAAGGTGGCCAGCACCTGCTCGGTGCCCGTGACCTGTACGTCAACCATCCTCGGTGCCCGCCCCGGCATCATCGCCCGCTGCCGGTACGCTCGCGCCCTGCACCGGTTCATCCAGCGCCGCATCCAGCGCGGCCAGCCGGCCATCATCAATGTCGCCGAACGCCGCCGCCGTGATCGCCCGGCGCTTCTCGGTCAGCACCGCCTCGGGGAAGCCCGTCGCCTGCATGAGCGCCAGCGTTTCAAGCTGCGCGCCCAGGTCGGTCAGGTTGAAGTCATCCGGCCATTGCACGCCCACCTCCTGCGCAATGCCCATGGCCCTGCGAAACAGCGCCCACACGCGCTGCTCAAGGTCTTGCATCAGGCTCGCAAAGCTGGCCAGGTCAGCGTTCAGCGCCTCAAAGCGCATGCGCCGCGACTCGCCACTCTCCACGCCGCCGCCCTCGGTGGCCGACTCCATGGCGATTTTCGAAATCGTCTGTTGCATCGCCTCGATGCGGGCGAGGTAAATCTGTGCCGGCCCGCTGTCGGGCGCAATGAAAGCGGGCGTGGCGCCTTTGTGCGTCAGCAGGCTGTGCGTGCCGATGGTCGCCGTGGCCGCCTGCACCTCAGCCTGGCTCACCGTGTCCGGCAGTTGCAGCGTGAGAAGGCTGAAGGTCTGGCTTCGCAGAATCTCATCGAGCTCGCTGTTGACGTTGAACAGGCGCCGGGACAGGTCAGCCACCTGAGCGTACTTGCCCACCTGCGGGAACGTACCGCCGTTTTCGCTGAACGCCAGCACCGGGCACTGCCCGAACGGGTGCGGCCCGCTTCGCAGCAGCCGGTCACCCAGCCACACCTGCCACTCGGTCGTTGTCCAGCGCCGGATCACGTCCAGCCGCTTGCCGCCCTCCTCCACGCTGTCGGCAATGCCCACGCTGGCGAACAAGCCCCGGTCGGTCAGCTCGTAGTCCGCCACCCGCTCCGGCGTGATCGCCACCAGGTACGGGATCGCCCGCACCGGGCCGGTCAGCACGTCAGCCATTGTTTGCGCATCAGCGGCGGCGGGCATATCAATCAGCAGCAGCATCGAGCCGCGTGCTTTGGCCGCCGTGGCGAACTTGCGCCAAAACACGTCCAGGCTGTTGCCGCAGTCATCCGCATCGTCAAGCAGCAACTGCGTCAGCGGGTTGTCGGCGTTCGTGCGCACCGGGTCTTTGCGCGATAGGTAGGAAACGAACCGCTCCACCACTTGCAGAAGGTGGTTTTCGTACACCGCGCAAGCCGCACGCGCTGCGAATTTCTCCGCGCTCTCTCGCGGGTACGGCACCAGGTGGCACGGCCCGACAACGGCGGCGGGTTTCTCAAGCCCGCCCACGGCGGCCGTTGTTACCACGGGCGCGAAGCCCCCAGAGCCCTCTATGGCCTCGGAGAGGAAAGCATATCGACGTTTGGCGTTTGCGAAGTTCATAGGGGCCGATGTTGTTTATCAACTGTGCGCAGCCGTGCCACGCACGCGCACACGTGCGCGAAACACTGACCCCGCAATGCGACGTGACCGTGACGGCCACCGGCGCAAACAGTGCGGACGGGCCAGGCGCCAGTCTGAACACCAACCACCCGAATACACCCATGAACCTAGACGCACTCAAAGGCAAAACACTGGACGACGCGCTGTTTACGCAGCTCGCCGCCCACGTGGAAGGCCTCGCCACCCGAGCCGAGACGGCAGAGGGCAAAGCACGCACCGCGCAGAAAGAAAGCATCGAGGGCCGCCACAAATTGAAAGCGGAACGCGACGCGGCCTTTGAAAAGCTCGGCGTGGCCACGGCTGAAGAGTTGGAAGCGCTGGAGGCCCCCAAGGGCCAAGCCGAAGCGATCAAGCAACTCGACGCCAAGGTCAAGCGTGCCGAGCGCGAGCGGGCCGAGGCGCTGGCGCAACTGCAAGAGGTCAACGGTAAGTATGCGGCCGACCGCCGTGCGCTCGCTGTTGAAAAAGCCCTTTCAGCGCACCCGTTCGTGGATATGGACGACGCCCGCGCCGTGTTCGAGCGCAGCGTGCAGGCCGAGGGCGACGAACTGCTGTTCAAAACCGCCGAGGGCAAGTTGGTTCCGTTGCAAGACGGCGCCACCTGGCTCGCCAAGACCAAGACGCACTTGGTCCGGGCACCGGCGGCAGGGCAGCAGGGCAGCGGCTTCAAGGGTGGCGCCAGTGGCTCAGCGGGCGTGAAAAACCCCTGGGCAAAAGACAGTTTCAACCTCACCGAGCAGGTGCGGTTGACGCGCGAAGACCCCACCACCGCAGCGGCGTTCAAAGCCGCCGCAACAGCTTAAGGACACATCATCATGACCGTCAAGATTGCAGACATTCTCACCCCCGACGTTTGGAACGCCTACGGGGCCAACCGCACCACCGAACTGAGCGCCTTCTGGAGCGCCGGTGTCGTGGCCCCCGTGCCCGGCGTGGCCCTCCCCACCGGTGGCGCCGTGATCGACATGCCGCACTTCAACGACCTGACGGGCGACACGGAAAACCTCTCGGACAGCGCATCGCTCACGCCCGGCAAGATCACCACCGGCGCCCAAAAGGCCGTGGTCATTGGACGTGGCCGCGCCTGGGGCGTGAACGACCTCGCCGGCGTGTTTGCCGGTGCCGACCCGGCCCGCGCCATCATGGACCGCATCGCCGCCTATTGGGCGCGTGAGCAGCAAAAGGAACTGCTGAACACCATGACCGGCGTGTTTGCCGCCGCCTCCATGTCCGGCCTCATCGCCGACGTGTCAGCCGGGGTCACCGAGGCCACCCGCACGTTCAACGGCGACACGTTCATTGATGCGACCCAGCTGCTGGGCGACGCCAAGGGCAGCATCAGCGCCATCGCCATGCACAGCGCCACCGAGGCGTACCTGGCCAAAAAGCAGCTCATCACCTACGTGCAAGCCGCGGGTCAAAGCGACCGCATCGGAGCTTACATGGGCAAGCGCGTGATTGTTGACGACGGCCTTCCCGTGGCCACCGGCACCTACACCACCTACGTGTTCGGCACCGGCGTGGTGGGCTACGCCGACGCGGTGATCGGTGCCGCTGACCTCGAGACCGACCGCGACATTCTCGCGGGCGAAGACGTGATGGCCATGCGCAAGCGCTTCATTCTGCACCCGGTCGGGTGTAAGTGGGTCGGCTCCGCTGCCGGCGCGTTCCCCACCCGCGCCGAGCTCGCCATCGGCACCAACTGGCAGCGCGTGTTTGACGTGAAGTCGATCCCGATGATCGCGTTCAAACACAAGCTGGCCTAAGCCGCAAAGGAGCGCACGCCATGGGACTGTTCGCATTCAACCGCGCCCGCCGGGAGCAGGCACAGCAGGCCGCCGCGCCAGCAGCGCCCGCTGCTGAAAAGCAGGCCGCCGCGCCAGCAGCGCCCAAGGCCAAAGCGCAACCCAACGAGGCCAAAAAATGAAGCCAGCCAAAACCACCGCCG